CTTCACGGCCGCAATATTCGCAACCTTCTTCACTGACATTCTCGGTCGTCGTACCCGATAATTCCTGCGACGATAACGTCTTCGAGAGCCGAACTTTCGTCCATAACTGCGGCGATAACTGCGCCTCCGCCTATACCCAAAACGACTCATCATATTTGATATGTGACTGATTACGAATCAAAACACAGCAGGGGGGAGGGTACCAGCTATATATAGTGGTTCTGGTTCCACGGTCTGTTGAGGTAAATTTTATTTTCTCAACAGAACCAGTCACATGACTTTCAACTTCAACGCGAGCTATGCCTTACTCACCTACTCTCAGTGTGGAGAACTCGACCCTTGGGCGATTGTGGAACACCTTGCGGAACTACGCGGAGAATGCATCGTCGCCAGAGAAGCCCATGCTGATGGTGGAACTCATCTACACTGCTTTGTCCATTTCGAACGAAAATTTCGAAGTCGACGTGCAGATGTATTCGATGTACATGGCTGCCACCCAAATGTTTCACCTACGCACACTACACCACAAGCGGGCTTCGACTACGCGTGCAAGGATGGTGTCATTGTGGCTGGGGGACTTGCAAGACCAGATGCTGGCAAAATCGCTCGAACTGGAGATCACTGGCATGATATCGTACGTGCAGAAAGTCGAGAGGATTTTTTCGACTTACTGCGCACGCTTGCTCCAAGACAGCTATGCTGTAGCTTCACCCAGCTTGAGAAGTACGCTGACTGGAAATATCGACCAAATCGCGAGCCATACGAACACCCAGCGGGCTACGAGCTGGTACCGGACCCTATTCCTGAGCTCAGCGAGTGGCTACAGGGCCTATCTACAGGGCCTTCAAGAGGTAAGCGCCCGACGGCAAGGGGGACCCCCCGGAACTAAGAGTTCCGGCTCGCGCTCCGCTTGCTCGCGGGGACCCCCCCCCTCCCCTTAAGGGCACAGGCTAATACTATCATAGATGGAGAACGAGGTCAAAGCCTGTGCCTGTGGGGCCCCTCCCGAAATGGAAAGACAATTTGGGCTAGGGCACACGGGCCCCATGCCTACTTTGGAGGATTATTCAGCTTGGAGGAGCCCATCGAGGGAGTAAGTTACGCTGTCTTCGATGACATAAATGGAGGACTCCCATTCTTCCCCCAGTATAAGTGGTGGTTAGGACACCAAAAGCAATTTTACGCCACTGACAAGTACAAAGGCAAGAAGCTGATTTATTGGGGACGCCCAGCAATATGGGTGAGCAATAACGACCCACGAGAGGAACACGGGGCAGACGTTGATTGGCTAAACAAGAACGTAACATTCGTTTATATAGACACTCCTTTGACAATCGAAGTAAATCCTAGTTAATCAACCCTTCTCATGCCAATAGTATGTACCATGCGGCAGAAAACTAAGCGTATCCCCAGCCTCACTTCCTATAGAAGCGAAGATGTCGACAACCCATAGGTCTCCATCGCCAACACGTCCACCAGTATTATAGTGACTTCCTTCACTGACGTACTTATGGTCCCCCACTTCCTTCTCATTGTAAATAAGTTTCCGTCCGTTCCGATGCCAAAACTTCCTCTGCTTCCAATGGCCCTCATCGTTGTGACCATTGATAGCGATGTTCGCATCGTACAAAACACGCACACGAGTGCGATCAATAGTAGCGTTCAGCGGATCGCTGTAATCAACACCAAGGGTACCTTGAAATAACTCCTGCTGTAATATCTGCCGAGGCAGGGATGTCTGTGACACGTCATACATGGTACGAACGTATCCCGGTTGTGGCGTAGACGAGACATTGTAATTAAACAATGTCCCACTCGGGAAGGCCTGTGCGGGCTCTAGCGTCTTCATAGTGAAAACAATGCGACGCCACCGCCAATTTGCACCAGTATTGGCGGTAAGGGTAACGCGTTCCGCATAACCCACTGACCAGGTCGACCTATGCTCACGCGCAAAGTCGTACCCACGGGCAGCGCCATCCCCAGGCGGCAACTCATTATGCACACCACGCGCAGAAGGGACAAAACAGAACATGTAGGATTGCTGACTCCCATTCATAACGTAGGGTAGCCCAACGTCCTGCAAAACACCGCCAGAGCCAATACCGCATGCGATCATGTTATCCCTCTTCTTCACGGCCGCAATATTCGCAACCTTCTTCACTGACATTCTCGGTCGTCGTACCCGATAATTCCTGCGACGATAACGTCTTCGAGAGCCGAACTTTCGTCCATAACTGCGGCGATAACTG